TTTGTCTCCACCAAAATCAATAGTGGCTACAGATTTATTACTGTCAGATGAATTATAAATCATGCAACCTCTAGCTGTAATAGTGGCTGTGCCAAAAGTTAAATCTGCAAAGTCTGTGAAACCTGTGGTTCCACCAGTTGTAGGATCTACTCTAGTTAAAGTGCCACCACCAGAACTGTAATTAGTTCCACTAGCTTGACCAGTGGTTGTAAAAGCAGTAGTCGTGGCTCCTAAAGTAGCCGAACTTGTGTATAAAGCTAGTTTAAAAGTATCACCACCAGAGTTTTTAAAGTTGTGCACAGCTTCAAGTAATTCTTTCTTGAAACTAGTTGTAAGTGTCGATGATATTGCCATGTTTATATCCTTTTTATAATTTTAGCCAAGTCTTCATCGCCTCCTTTTATCAGCTCTTGAATCAAACTAGCTTTATAAGATTTTATAGCATTTTTTATGTAAATTAAACAAACTTGATAAATTAAATTTTTGTACGCTATGGCTTGATCTAATACGTGAGGCTCAAAATTACCAGAAGACTCTACTATCTTTTCAGCTAAACGTTCTGCCCAAAACTCTGGTGGGTGCCCGCCAAAGTTAGTTGTTTTAGCTTCAACTATACCTAGTTCTGGCATTCCGCTAGGAGTTATCTCGTCTACCATTTATTCGGTTCTATACTAGAGTTTTTTGCCATTTCATTTACACTTATTTTTTCATCATCATTTCTACCAACTAGAGTTGGTTCTGGTATATAAGTTTGATTGTTATTGACTTCACTTAATTTTTTAACCGTTAATTTTTTATTTTCAGAGTCGTAATGAGTTATTAATGGATCTGTTAATCTGTGATAACCATAAAGCTTTTCATCTTCATTTACGGCCGTATCAAGTAGAAAAGATGAAGCAGCAACACCAACCTCAATGCCCTCTTTCATACACAAAGCTAACCAATATTCACAACAAGCCCTACCAGCTTCAGCAAAATATAAATTACCTTTGTAACCAAAATCTATACCAAATAAATGAATAGCCCCGACTTTATGCCAAAAAGCAAAAGCAATTGCATAAGCTACGGTATTATTTAAATAGTGACAATTCGTTTCTTCGATTACTTCTTTGATAGGATATTCAACTAAACCTGGGCACCTTGCATCAAGTTCGCAAGTATAAATCGGCCCTTGGTTTTTTTTTAACATCTCCTTTGCGCCATTGGTTTGTAGTCCTGCATCGTCGCTATCAAGAAATCTAGAAGCTGGGTCCATCATAAATACTCGATCGTGATAGATTACGTTACCAACAGCATTGATTACCCAAACTTCATCAAACGAAGTGCCATTAGTTCTGGCCAAAGCAAAATCAAACCAACTTTTACCCAAGCCAACAATAGCAATTTTTTTGCCTTGTAATTCTTTTATTTTTTGCATTAAGTAACTTGTGTTCGCAACGAGTCGTATCGATACTCGTCTCTCCTACCCCTCGCTTCTGCTCTATTTTTTAGTCTTAAGATTTCTTGTTGAAATCTATTTTCATACAAAGCCATTAAATCAGGCTCGCCTTTTAAGAAAGTGTAAGCCTCTACTAAAGAAGCATACAATAGAGCATTCCTTGCATTCGTTGATAACCAAGTGCCAGTAGTATCAGTGACTAGACTATTTGGTTTATAAAGATAGTGTAACTCAACACTGTAAGCTTGATCTGGTACTGGAGCTACAATAATAGTAGATCCGTTGTTAGAAGCTGAAGATAACTCTTTATCAAAGTCAGCGTAATATAAAGGTTTGCCTCGTAGAGAAGTATCAGAAATATCTACACTGTACTCTTGCATAAAACTAGAATGTTTTTTGAGTAAAAACTCATAATCATTGTTGCTATCAATTACAGCCAAAGAAAAACTAGATAAAAAATCTGTCGGACAAGTTAAAAATCTACTGCCAGTGGTTAAAGTTCCTTGAACATTTTTTCTAAAAAAATCAGATTGTACTAATTCAAATATTCTATCCTCTGCATTTTTAATAATGTCATTTAAAGTAGAAGTAAAAGTAGTTTCTGTGCTCTCACAAAAATTTTGAATTAGTGTTTTTAATTCTGTTAAAGTCATGTTGTGATTGTAACATCTCCAATAGAGGCTGTTAATTTGTTTCCTTTAATTACAGATCCAATGGGATCTTGTGTTGTTACTATCTTTCCCTCGTTGACTTCAAAATCAGTGTTGGGTCTAGGATTGATTAAAGCTTCGGCATCGGTTATATGCCTTCTTGGTTCTAACTGAGGATGCTTGGCATTCCATTGATCTCGTCCCACCAATAAGCCGTCCCAAGTTACTTTCATATCTTTTAATTTGTAACGAAAACCGCTTATATCACATATTCCATAAGCGTATTTACCTGATGCTTTAGCCATTAATACCCCTGAGAATATGGCACTATTCGAAGTGAAGCTCGATCTTCGTCTTGATCGGCCGCCCTTCTAAACTCTTCTTCATATATTTCTTTTAAAGGCAGAGTTCTTTCTGGTGCTCTTTTCATGGAAATGTAATAAGCTAAACCTGCAACAAAGCATGGGTAAAAACGAAATGGCATGTCCATGGTATCGATAGCTGAATCAGCATCATCCATTCTAACTATTTTATTAAATACTAAAATATCAGTAGAGTTTTCTGGGGCTGGCCAAATTTTTAAAACTGGTGTATTTAATTTATCCAGAAAAAATTGTGTTGGTCTAGCTTTAGTAGTTTTGTTTGGGATGTTGATGTATTCACTACGACTAACTCTATCCATGCTGATATCGGTTTGAGTTTGATTGACTGTTCTTCTAACCACAACATCTAAGACATCAATAATATTCGCATTTAAACTGTAATCGGTTGTGCCTTCAGTAACTGTTTGTGTTGCTTGTTCAATAGTCCACTGATTCAGACCACGGTTAGCCCACTCAGCTAACATTAAATTAATAGATCTCCTGGCTGTTTTTAAATCGTAACCAGTTCTTAGTTCAACGCCACATCTCTCAAAAGCTTCTTCAACGAACTCAGTTACGTTTGGTTCAAAATTTGTACTGTTTGAAGTTGCCATTTAATCATCCTCATCGTATAAATTATTAAAAGTTATTTTTGGATCTAAATAACTTTCATGTCCTTCAGCTGAGTGAACCCATTGTGATGGCATAAAATCTGGAGCACCTTCTCCAGTTCGCCACAAAGCTGGACTTGTTGCTCTAACTCTATTGTTAGGTAAAGCAACAAAGTTGCCTGTCCACTTACCAGCGTCAGTTAAATATAACACATGTGATTGTTTATGTTGAGCAGGATCGTCAGCTATTTCATTGTTTGTATAATCCACCGTAAATAAATATTTACCCGTATAAAACTCACCAGCTATCTTGCAGATCCAAGGACTAGAGCTGACTCGATCCATGATGATTGTTGAATGATCTCTAGATTCGCAGTCCCAGGGTTGAGCAATATGATCTTCCATTGGCTCTGGCCACTGTTCTAAAGGTATGTCAGCAACTAAAGCTTGAATTGGCATTCTAGCCCACATAGCGCCGCCGTGAATGTTACCCTCTTGCCAATCTTCGTCATCGATTTCACAACCAGTAAATACTACTTGGAAAGATAAAGATCGATCTGGAATAGTGTTTACAGCAATAGCATAAGCATGAATGAACTCACCATGATAATTCCTATGATTACATGTAAATTCTCTCCTTACCCAACATTTAAAGTATGGAATATTACTAATTAAATTTGGCACTAATTATATTTTTTAACTTATTTTATATTTTTCTAACAACAGAACTACTTTTCTTTTTTCCTTTTTTTGTTAGCTGTTACACCTTTAAGGCTTGGTCCTCGCAGTGGGTTTCTTGGTCTTCTGGGCTTAAATGGTCTTCTGGACTCACGTTTGGACTCAAGTTCTTTTAAAGGTTCTTCTTTTAAAGGTTCTTGTTTAGCAATACCTCCAGTGAAAAACCCTTTAACACCTTTAGCCATACCGCCTCTAGCATAACCTTTAGTGCCTTTGCCCTTAGCCATGCCTCCGTTAGCATAGCCTTTGGTACCTTTAGCCATGCCTCCGTTAGCATAGCCTTTAGTGCCTTTAGTCATACCACCAGCTGCATAACCTTTAGTGCCCTTGGCCATGCCTCCACCTGCATAACCTTTTGTTCTTTTGACCATGCCTCCGCCCGCGTAGCCTTTAGTTTTTTTATACATAATTTACTCCTTATGCGTAAGTTTTAACTAATTCTAAAATTATCGAATAAGTGTTACCACTACTAGCGCTAACTGTAGTGAAATCTATATCACCAGTTTTACCAGATCCTGCGTTGTTTGGGATTCCAGTAAAAACTTCATCGTAATATTCATCACCTGTGCTATCCGCTGGTAAGCCTGTGATTAAGACATTTGTAGAGGCATCAAACTCTATGTTGACACCCATGCCTCGACAGGCCCACCAAATCTTAGCTACTTTAACGCCAGTGCAAGCAGCACCTTGGCTATTGGCAGCTAAAGCAGATACATCGACTTTTTTTACCGCCGATTCACCAGTGCCATCGCTGACATTGGTGAATTTTAAAATTGCGATCCTATCGCCATCGGCTATGGTTTGTGACGTTACTGTATCAGCCATATTTTACTCCTGATTATGCGTCAGCAAATGGTGTAACTATAGTGCCTGAGCCTAGAATTATACCTTCGACAGCATATTTGTTATCAGCTATTGCAGTAACTTTTACGATACTACCAGCTAGTCCACCTTTAGTAGAACCATTCATAGTGATGACATCATTAGATGCACCAGAAATAA